TCGAGCGCAATAGCCGTTTGACGGATGTTATCTTGGAGTGCATTATCTGCTTGCACTTTAGTGTAAACTGAGTTAGCTTCAGCTTGCTTTGCTTTAGATTCTTCAACACGGGCAGTCATCTCCTTAATCTTCTCACCTTCTGCAGCAGCGGCTTTTTGTTGTTCGCCTGCTTCTTTTAAGAATTCCTCGGTAGTATGATCACGAAGATAGTTTTCTGGTTTAAGGTCTAGAGTGTTAAGTAAGTCAAAGGCAATAGTAGCTATCGCGTCTGGCTTAATCATACTCTCTGCACCTGCTTCTTTAAGCATAGGTATTAACTGAGAAGCAACTAACATGAGCTTGTCACGTTTGTTACTATTAGAGTTTTCACCCAAATTTACATCAACTTCCAGTTCAATACATTCTGGTAAGTTCTTTAAATCTACGTCAAGTATTTCCCCTCTACGATCAGACATGATAGTAACTTCATCCATGTTGGCTCGTATAGTTTTAAATACTCCGTCACATAACCGCTTAAATCCGCCCTCTGCAAATTTACGTGCAATGTGTTGAATACGTTTTTGACTTGCATTCATTACTTGACTTAGCTTCATTTCACTGTTACCGGAAACGTATAACTCGTCATTTAGTCCCTGAGCTGCTTTAGACATACCTGTCGCTTGCTCTTTATGTACCTGTAAATGCTGTAGCAAAGGTACTGTTCCCGCGCTAATTGCGCTGGGTGGCAAGTCTGCTACTGCACCTTGAGGATTACCGTTTGTAGGAATGATCTGCTTAGGCCGCATGTTTTGCAGCGCAGAAAAATCCACTACGTTAGGATCAGCTAATTTAGGTGAGTAGTTAGTTAGGTATGTGTTCTCTACAAATCCACGCAAAATAGCAGTGGAAGTAAGGGTAGTAGAACGGGTCATGTCAGCTACGGAAAGGCCAAAGAATTCGTAAGGAATTTCAAATGGGCTTAAGGAAGCCAAGGGCACATAACTAGCATCTTCTTCGTGTAGGATAGTTGTTCCTGCAATGATAAAGTGCTTTAGTTCTGCGATACCGTCACCATCACGGTCAATTTGCATCCAGCATTCAGTTACCGCTACGTTACGGTTAGCCTCCAGAGAGATGTCATTGTTTTCGGTATTCATTCCTTGGTAATAAGTTTGTCCAGTTACTCGCTTGCGCACAGCAACATCCTGTGAATAAGCAGCACGGTCTTCTGAAGTGCTAGGTAAGTCTGCCCAGTCCTCCATATTCTCTGCGATTTCTGGATACATTTTGCGTATATCAGAACGAGACATTTCTACCTGAATTGCTACAAAATTAGCGTCTTCAATACTACCTGCATCTCGTGAGATTAAGAAGTTCTCTGGCGGTACGTTTTCGATCTTAACCTTAGACATGTCATACGTTCTTTTCAAACGAACGTCTGCGTATGTATTAGTCATGGGATCAAAACTTAACTCGCCTACAACCTCAATGTCTTTGTCTGACAGCTTAAGATCAAGAGCTTCTTCCGTAAGAGACTCATATTCTTCAAAGCTAGTAGATTTGTCTTCCACAAAATCCCAACGAATAACAGAGTTTTTCCAAAGTAGAGCCGACTTGACCCAAGTGTTTAGAAGTTCCCATCCGTTGTTCTTCTTAAAGATAGTGTAGTTAACTAAGTCAGACGCATCATTGGCGGCGGCAATTGCCATCGGAGATGCTGACCAGGATTTAAACTTTGCAAGTCGATTGTTGTTAAACATCAACTCTGAAATAATTGCGAGATAAGCTTCTACGGTCTCTGTTGTATCTGATGATACAATTTTAGAAACACCATTAGGGCGTAAGTGTCCTTCTGGAACACCCGCATACTCAAATGTAGATTGTAGCCTGTCGTTAGCTAGCTCAGAAGAATTTAGAAAGTCTCCTACTGAGTTGGCCACTCCTGTCGCAACTAGATTTATTAGTTGTTCGTCAGTTACTTTTTCACGGTAACCTTTCATATAATCGCCCATATAGGCCTCCTATCTATCTATCACCCACATGGGTATTTAAAGTATGTTCGGGGTTTTTGAACCAAAGGCACCCCGAGGCCTAGAGGACAGCATGAGGTTCAGCTGTGTAGCCCGTCTTTTCCCTCTTTCCGCCATTCTTCGCGGTGGGCACGGGCAAACTCTGGCTCTTTAATCTCTACTTCATTCTTGCGACTCTGTGTCACCGAATTTTTAGACTTAGTAGTAGGATCCCATGTTTTACCATTCTTTTGTTTTACGCCTTTTGAGGCTCGGTACATTGACATGTTATCCTCCTAAGTCTTTTTTGAGTTGAGCTAATTCTTCTAGCTCTTCTACACTTAAGTCTGCACTGGTCTTTTCAGTAGTAATAGATTCGACTCGTGTTTTCTTTGGTGCTTTATATTCCCCTAGCTCTTTAGCAATTTTAAAAGCTTCCTCTCGGTCACCTTCTTCCATTGCTTCATGCATAAGTAGCTTCATAATGTCTAAAGGGTCTTGAGCTACAGAGTTGATTGCTTCCAAGGTTTCTGCCATTTCGGCTGCCTTCTCTTTAATCCTAATGTCTCGCTCTTTCTTCTTTAGTCGTGCTTCGGCTGATGCCTTAACCCCTGCTGCCTGAAAATTCTTTATCTTTTGCTGTCCCTCTTCAGTCTCAGGGTTAATCATATGTTGGGCAAAGTTGGCCTGTCGAGGATCTTTCATCATCCTCTGCCGGATCTCTTCTATTTGTTTGCTTGTCTTTGGCATTATATCCAGTCCTCAATGTTGACGTTGACAAAGTTCTTTTGTCGCCAATCAACTTTCTGATTTGATAACTTATCAATGTTTGTTCTGTAGGCCTCCCAAGCAATTGCGAGAGCCATAACAGTGTCATCGTGATGACCTTGAAGTGCTTCGGTTTTACCGGAAGACGTGGAAATGTAAGTTTTCATCTCATTTAAAATTGTTTTGGACGGGATCCAAATGTCTTCTTCTTCAACCGCATTTTTTAACTGACCTATAACGCGGGGTTTACTCCCGTGTGTCATCCTGAAACCGGGGGTCTGACCCTCTTCCGAACTCAATTTAGCCGCTTTGGTCTCGTAATACATGTTGACGTAGCTCATTTGTTTGAGCCTTTGTAATGTAGCTACACCCATACTATTAGATTCTACTGCTAACAGAGAGTTATTAAAGTACCTACCGAGGTAAAATAAATGCTCGCCGTATAGAGTAGGGTCTACAGTGTTGTCCCGATACATAGCACAAATATGCCCTTTGGTATTTAACACAATAGCTGTACTGTAGTCTTGTTTAACTCCCAGCGCAACGTCTGCCCCAATAATGTAGTTGTCTTGCCAGTCTGGCGGTATCCATATTTCAAGGTTGCCCCTAGGGCTGTCATCAAAAGAGCCTAACTCACTGTTGTATCCTCGTAGCGCAATCGGCTGCACAGGCACAAAAGAGTTGATCTTCTCTGAGTCAAACACAGAAGCACCAGAAACCAAGAAGGCCTCTTCTGAGTTGGCGGGGTACTCTTGTCTAAACTTGTCTACCCCACCTTCAACGATTTTTAACCGTCTCCAGTAAAGTTGTTCATCGCTCAGCTCATACTTTTCTTTGTAATCTTTTTCTTCAAAGGTTAATTCAAAGGCTTCTGGCACTGCCCTGTAATACTCTGGTGTTTTAAACCAAGGTATAAAGATTGCAATATAATCCGAATCTCCTGCTGCTGCCGCTTGGTAGAGTCTATAAAACTCACCGGATGCGCCATTTGCTGTGGACTCAATGATTACCTCTGTACCGTCAGATTGAGAGATACCTTGGAATAGTCCTGCAAGAATCTTAGCGTCATGCTGCCAAAAGGCTACCTCAGATCCGTGCAAAATAGTAGGAGTAGTGCCCCGTCCGGCCTCTGGAGAACCAGCGGTATAGAGTCGATAGGATCCTGATGCGTCAGAATCGGGGTAAGCGGGTGTTTGAATAATAATTTCTTTAGCGTTAGTTTTCTCCAACTTAGGTTGTAGTCCTCGCTCCATGTTTTTGATGAGGTTCTTGCTCATAGTAAACAAAGAGTCTGATGTAGCACTATCGTGTGCCATAACCACAGACCTAGTATGCTGCTGAAAGTAAGTCTTCCAGAACACTCTGCCAGCACAAAAAGTAGAAATACCTTGTTGCCGGGCTTTGAGTATGATTGCTCTAACTTTGCCTGTCTCTTTTCTTTGCTTTTCAAGGGCTTCGTTTATAATAAGTTGAGCTTCATTAAATTTGAAGGGCACAAAGCCTTTGGTCGCGTCCTTAGTAATAATCCTTATCTGTTCTTCTGAGAACTTTTCAAAGTCTTCGGCATAGTCTTTTAAGTTCTGCCGTCTCTTTAGTTCTCGTAGAGCCTCCAACTGTGCTCTAGCTTCCTTCTTTTTGTTATCCATAGTAATCCTTAAGTAAGGTGCGGAGGAGGGGTTTTACGGCCTCCCCCGACCTAGACGCCTGCCCAGTGTTCAGCTTAACGGTAGCGAAATTCCTTCTGCAAAAACAACATAACGAGATGAGGTCATGAGACCTCGTGGCGTAGCACTTTTCGTTAGTGCCAGACGATTACTTTAACATTCACACTTAGCGCAAGGACAAGTCCTG